CTGTAGGCGTTGCCGCCTTGCCAAGTGCCTGAGTATATGCACCTGCTGACTGCTGATATATGTTAGGCTGTGTTGACGCTGTCGTTACTGCCTGTGGGTTTCCTGCATTAGCCATTATATAATTCCTTATTTATACTCCACCACGACCTGCACTTAAAATTGGGTAGTCATTTCTATTTATCACACTCTTAATTGTTCCAGCCATAGGATTTGGCCCTTTTTGACCACTAGCAAACCATGCTGCCGCCGCCCTATCCATATCACCTAATTTTCCTTCAGGGAAAACACGCTCACCAGTTGGTGTGTACCAATCTGGATTTGAGGCATAAAAATCAGCCATTCGTTGCTTCCCTTGCGGTGTTTGGTAGAATTGTAGCAATTGGTCTTCTTCATAGGATCTATCACCAGCACCACTATTATGTAAGGATTGTAAATCTGCTTCATATGGTGATAGTGGTGGCATTTTGCTGTCAATATAGTCGCCATATGACATTCCACTCACACTCTCGACCATAGACTTGTAATCATTGAAACCACTTTCTTCAGCCCATTTTGCTAGTTCAGCACGTTTTTCCCTTTCTTTAGAACCAAAACCAAGGGCGCGAGCTATAGGACTGATAACATACTTTCCAACAGGATTAAGTAGAAAAGGCGCAGTTAAATATGGCGCAATAGCAGCTAATTGCGATGCTGTAGGCAATGCGCCTATACCAGACGTTCCACCTGTGCCAAAAGCACCGACTGCATTTCCTGTTGTTCCTGTTGTTCCTGCGAGTGCATTTGCTGCTGCTCTTTCAGCTATTTGTTCCTGCGTCATACCTTGAAGCGCAGGATCTTTTAAAACTGCATCATACACATACTTAAAACCATCACCACCAGATTTTATCGTTCCAACATTAGGAACAAGATTGCTACCTGCGCTTACAACAGTTGGTACTGCCGTAGCGGCTTGTTTAGCGGCTTCACCGCCAATACCAAGTAAACTTTTCGCTCCTGCAACAATACCACCGCCGCCAGCAATAGTTTTTACAGCATCTGGAACATTACTAGCTAGATATGCAAGACCTGCTCCTTTAGCTACGTCTCCCAAACTAATACTACCTGTACCTGTACCTGTACCTGTACCTGTACCTGTACCTGTACCTATACCACCAATATAGGGATTTTCCCGTCCACTAAATGAACCCTGAGTAAAGTAACGTCTTCCATAACTTCCCGGGCGTCTACCTTCATCGCTAATAGGAACTTGGTTTCTTGTATACTTCAAACTCGGTATACCACCCGGATAACCTGAAGTAGGTACGATAGGTTGCGAAGCACCTGAATCCGCTAACGCTTTACCTCCAATAATGGATCCACCAACTTTAATGATGTCCATAATATCAATAGCCATTTATACTACTCCAATTAATTTTAGCATATTAACATTTATACTTATTACTTGTCTATCTATATTATTGATCTGCTGATCCTCGTAATAGCCAGTGTCGTTGACGGTGTGGCAGGGGCAAAAGCCGTAGCCGCAAACGCATTCAAACTTCCGTCTGTACTGCTACAGGCACACGCCACCTCCAAATAATCATTAGCATTCATTGAAAATATCGCTGACCTTGACACGACTGTGGTTTCGTCATTGCCGTGCAAGTTTGCCTTAATCGTTGAACCCGCCGTTGCCGACCCATTTATTTTCGGAAAGAAGTAAAAGTCAACTGTTGATGCATTTGTGCTGTATATTTGTGCCGTAAAAGCCAATAAGTATTTTCCACTCTCCTCAAAAACAATTCGACTTGACGGTGTGCCTTGCGTGATGCCATCAGCATATATAGGTGTGTCATATGTAATAACTTGCTCGGTGTCTGCACTGGCAAACGCAACACTGGCAGATTTTGTAAATGAGGCGTAAGGACCTACATCTAAAGCCGTTTGTAAAGAAGCATCTAGCTGGTTAAAATATATACGTAGTATCTTATTATGTTCTTGCTGCGAAATTTGATCGTAGGAATTAGTAGGATACGGTAAAGCAGGGGCTTTAAAATTATAATCTGTCTTTCGCATCAACGACCACCATCTGGGCGTATGTCGAGTCTAGGAGAGCCTAATTGCCATTTTACACCCTCTGCGGTAGACTCAAGTTTGATCGACATTTGCCTACCACGAACACGAACATTTACTTGGTTCGTATAGGCTTCAATAGGTACTACACTACTTCGCGTTACTGAACCTGTATTAGAACCCCCAATAGAACTAGGACTGTTGTACCCAGACCCAGAATTATTAAGAGGTAACAAACTCATATTTAAGGAAGGATTGAGTGTAGAAGAACCTTCAAAATTAAGATCAGGTAACAACCTCCAAACAAAAGAAAATCTATTACCATCGTCTAAGTCAAATTGACCTGATGTTATATACGAGGATATAGCTGTAGGAGTAGATGTTTCTAAATCATCACACCCTATTTCTTGTACAACAAGTCTGTTGTTATTTGTAGCTGCTATAGGAGAGTCTATTTCTCCTGTATCTAACCATGCAGTCCGACCCATAGTACCAAAATACCAAGTCTGTTCTCGATAGTTATAAATTACATACTTATTAACAGTAGAAGAATCTTTGGAGCAATAATGCCACCAAATTTCGTGGAAACCTTCGTTTGTTCCAGCACAAACCTGTTCATATTGATCTGTATTCAAGTCAGAAAAAATATATCTGCGTACAGAACAAGGTAGCGTCATAGTGCGACCATCGTAGACATAAAACTTATCTTTACCCATCCAATAAGCTGTACCGTTAGCGTAGGCAACGGCGTTAGAAGATGCTATTGATACATTTTCTCCTACTAATTGGGCAGACCAAACCACTGGAGGTTCTACATACTGCAAAGAATATAACGCCGAATCTGACCAAACCAATATTTCTTGTCTGGATTGGATCAAAGTTACAAGCTGACTGCCACGCGAAAAAAGTAAACTCCCCGCTTGGTTAGTACTTGCTGGTGCCCATTCTAAATAATCTTCTTGGTCAGACCATCTTATTAGCATTGGATCTTGTACACTACTTCCAAAAGGATTACACCCTATGGCAAAAACAAACCGACTAATATCGGAAACTAATAATTTATTCTGTATTATAGGTACAGAACTAGCACCAACCAACCCAGAAACAGCCACCCCTCTAACAGAAGTTCCAGAAGAGGCATCCCATAAGTAAATACCTCCTCCTTTAGGCCCAAATAAAAGATCTTCTCCGAAGTTACTTTGGCTCCATATACCTAATGATTGGGCAGTAGTTGCTCCTATACCCCAAGTTCCTAAACCCCAACCACCAGCTCCCCAGCCAGTCAAAGCCGTAGTTGTTTCTGTACCAGTATTAAGTTGGTAAGCAGCAGTTACAGAACCACCCCCCGTTGTAGTTGAAGTAGCGTTAGAGTCGGCGGTTACAGTATAAGTAGTGGAAGTTAGATAAGTTAACTGATATTCTCCATCTAAAGTTATTCCCCCAACAGCACTTGCACCGCTAAAAGTAACGAAATCATTATCAGTGAACCCCCCCGCAGGATCCGTAACAGTCACAATAGCAGAACCGTCTGTAGTTGCAAAAGGGTCTGTTAAAGATTCAGAAGCTCGAATAGGTGTTATATCGTAGTAATTTCCACCTTGTTCAACATAAAATTTTAAATTTGTGCCTAAAGATAGCAAATTTGCATTAGCTAAAGTTCTCCAACCCCAAAGAGAACGACAAATTCCTTGGAAAGTATAATCAGAAATACTTTGCCAACCACCTATTTTTTCTGGGAATCCAGCTCGAAACCTAACTTTATCAGAATCTACCCACCCAGATTCATTACTATAACTAGTAACTTCAGTGTTTACTCCGGGTTTAAAAGAAAGTTTCTGTAGCGCCATAATATCACCTAAGTATTTGTCCAAACACGGGTTCAAGAGGTGTAACTTTTACGGTAACATCTTTTTTAGTGTCTTGGTTTTTACCACAAACAGGACAATTATTTTTTTCTGGTGCATCAAAAGAAGTATTACATTTCTTACATGTAATATCTTTGGAGTTATTTTCATTAATCATAACATACCTCATATATTTATATTAGTCTATTAATTTATACTAATTAACTCCACTCACCTGTTCTAATTTGCTCAGTGACTTCGATGGCGCGATTGCCTACTTGCGTCGCCCACACACTTTTCATCATTTGGTTGGCGGCTTCGTCATAATTTTTTTCTTTCAATGCCGCCAAAGCCTTCTCAAACTTCTTAACTGTGCCAATCCCTACATTGAACGTAAAGTTAATCATGGCACTTATTCGTGCATCGTTTAATTCGTCCATCCACGGGAAGGCGTGTAACAGTTGTGACCTTGCCTCTGCAATATCATTTTGTAAAAAATACTCAGCCTCTTCCATCGTTATGCCATTGTCCTGAATATTTCTTCCCACGCCAATCGTGAGCTTTCCGGCAGAACACGTGTAAAGTTTTAGCTTCACACCCTCATGCCGCTTTAATTGCTCAATCAATTTATTCATTGGTCTTTTTCCTGCTGTTGTGATGCGCCAAAATAAAAGCTGATTACTGCACTAACCAAGCCACCAAGGTAGCCCAGTACAAGATTAATAAGTTCCATCGAATTTTGCTCTGGTGGCATGACTGTTACCATTGCAATATACGAGCAAAAGAATATTACCATCACAATACCAATAAACTTGGCAGTATAGTCTTTTGCAAAGTGACTTCTGGCGTTTTGTTTGTCTGCTGTTTCAAGTGCAAAGATATCAACGTCCAACTCTTTCATGCGAACTTCAAAATCTTTTTCAGCCTTTTTAAGTTCCATCAACTGTTCAGGCGTGGCATTGTTAATTGCCTTTTCGATTTCCTTTTCGCTTTCACCGCATCCCAGTGCGTCAGCAATAACTTTAGTCGCCATGCCACCTAGAGGCCCACCAACAGCCGCACCAAGTGTAGGAACGATTGTCCCAATTACATTTTTGAATAATCCCTTTAGCATATTTTCACCTATTTTAACGGGTTTTTAACCGCCTCATCAAACGCCTTCCACAAGTCTTCGATTTCGGCATTGTACTTATCTAATTTGTCGCCCAATCCATTGGTTATGGTTTCGGACTTTTCAACTTTACTTCTCAAGTCAAGCAATTCTTTTTGTTGGTCAAGTATAGCGTTCATTTGTGTACTTATCTCGCTCAATTTTGGAGCAAGCCCTCTGACATCATTATCCTGCATCGCTTGCTCTAACGTCTGTATTCGGCTCTGAATTGCGGTCAATTGACCGCTTAAATCACCTATATCTGACGCATACTGCCCATTATCTTGCTCAACAATTTCAAATCGTTTTATAGCGTCATATCCAAAATATATTGCACCACTTATACCTGACAATACGGGCAGGGCAAGTGTAAGCCATACAGCCTTTAAATTACTTAAATTAACCTCACTCATTGCACATACATTGCTGTCCCGTATAGGTCATCAGCAGTCA